AAGCGTCCACATTTAGGTCTTCCTTCTTGGTTTAAACGATGATATAATCTTTAGATGGAGGCAGGGCACCACCACATACCCCCTGCTTCCTTTTAAGGATTTATATTTATGTTTTTTGGCGGAACTTCATTTGCATCAGCACCTTTTGCAGACCCGGGATTTAATCCTAATGCATTAGCGATTGTTACAGGTAGTAGAATTAACGAATCAACAGGTATTGTTGGTATAGTTGGTAAGGCTATTATATTACCAAATGGTAGTAGATTTAATATTGGTATTGGTAATGTTCAGGTAGCTGACGTTATTGGTGTATCCGGTATTGCAACCGAACTTGCTACAGGTAATGTAACCATTACAGCTGGAGCCTCTACTGCAATTACAGGTAATAGATTGGATCTTTCAACAGGTTTAGTTAATGTAGCAGATGTAGTCGGAGTTACAGGTAATAGAGTTAATTTAGATACTGGAGATGTAACTATTGCAGCAAGTGCAGTAACAGGTGTCACTGGATCAAGATTCAATTTATCAACTGGAACAGTTACTTTCCAATTTAAATACAATGTTACAGGATCAAGGGTTAATTTATCAACTGGAGTAATTTCAACAACTGCAGGTGCAACTATTTTACCTACAGGATCAAGAGTTAATTTAGATACAGGAGATGTATCTGTTGTTGCAAAAGCAAATATTGCAGTTACCGGAAACAGAGTAGATATTACAATTGGTAATGTAACAACTAAAGCAAACGCAACAGCTATTGTTACAACTAATAGAGTTAATCTATCTACAGGAACAGTTACCATTCAAGCAAAAGCAACAGTATTACCTGTTGGAAATGGTTTTGAAATTGGTACAACAGACGTTAATATTAAACAATGGGATGGTATTGTACCAGGAGCAACTCAAACTTGGTCACCCGTTCAAACGAGTAGAGGATAATAATGTTATTTGGAGCAACCCCTTTTGCCAACTCACCTTTTGCCGATCCAGGTGGAGTTAGTATATTTGTAACCGTAAGTGGACAAAGATTAAATTTTGCTATAGGCAATGTACAAATTATAGGTAAATCAGTTGTTTTACCTAACGGACAAAGAGTTAACTTATCTACAGGAAATGTAGTTATAAAAATAGGTCAAACAGTTCTTGTTACAGGACAAGAATTAGAGCTTGCAACTAACACCGTAGATGTGATAAACTGGAACCCAATAGATCCAAATGCAACAGGGGTTTGGGTACCAATTGACCCAAATAATCCATAGGAGAATAAATGGCATCAAGTACGTCGACAGATTTAAAACTAGAATTAATTACCACAGGTGAGAAATCAGGAACCTGGGGAACTATTACTAATACAAACTTACAGATTTTAGAACAAGCCTCTAGTGGTTATTTATCACTTGCAGTAGGTGGAGCGGATGTAGCATTATCACTTGCGACTTATGCAACATCAAATGGTAAAAATTTATACTACAAACTAACTGGAACGTTAACAGCTAACAGAACAGTGACTATGCCGGATACTTCTGAAAGAGTTTTTATTGTTGAAGATGCAACAGCAAGATCAGCTTCTAATTTTACATTAACGGTTAAAACAGTTTCAGGAACAGGATTAGCTTTACCTGTTGGATCAACTACAGTTTTATATTCTGATGGAACAAATATTACAGGAAAATTACAAACTAAAGGATACTACACCCCTTCAGCAACTTATACTACAGTTAATGGTGATCAAGTTCTAATTGATACATCAGGAAGTGGTATTAACGCACCTGTTACAATTAATTTACCCGCATCACCTGCAATAGGTNATGAGATACATTTTATAGATAGTGGTAATAACTTTGCATCAAACAATTTAACTATTGGTAGAAATAGTTCTAATATTTTAGGAGCAGCTTCTGATTTAGTAGTTTCTACAAACACAGCAGCATTTACTTTAGTGTATGTTAATGCAACTAGAGGCTGGGCATACAAAGATAACATATAGGAGCACGGACCATGGCTCTAATAGATTTTAAAGTCTTACCAGGAATTGACAAACAAGATACTACATCGGGTGCAGAAAATAGATGGGTTGATTGTGATAATACAAGATTTAGATATGGCTTACCTGAAAAAGTAGGTGGATGGTCTTCACTAGTTACTGATACTATTGTTGGAGTTGCAAGACGTGAATTTGCATTTGTTGATTTAGATGGAAATAGATACGTTGCAATTGGAACAGATAAATTTTTACTTATTTATTTTGAAGGTCAACTCTATGATATTACTCCTTTAAAAACTACTCTAACATCTGCAACACTTGCTACAACCAATACTTCAGCAATTTGTTCTATTACAACAGGAACTAATCATAACTTATCTGTTGGTGATATTGTTTTATTAGATACAGTCACTTTACCTGTGGGTACAGGTTATGTTGATGCAGACTTTGAAAATAAATTATTTCAAGTGACATCTATTACATCAGCAACTGTGTTTACAATTACTCAGAGCACAGCCGCTACTGCAACAGTAGGTACGGGTGGAAGTTTAAGTGTTAAACCTTACGAACAAGTAGGTCCTGCAGAACAATCATATGGTTATGGTTGGGGTATTGATACCTGGAGCAGTGGTAAATGGGGAGAAGCAGCTTCAGCATCAGACGTGAGTCTGGAACCAGGCCTCTGGAGTCTAAGTAATTTTGGTCAAGTTTTAGTTTCAACTATTGCTAATGGAAAAACATTTACATGGAATGCGGGAGACGCTGCAAGATTAACAACTAGAGCATCGACTNCAACATCAGGATTTGAGACAACGAATAACCCAACTNCAACTAGAGTTACATTAATTTCACCTACAACACGTCACTTAATTCATTTAGGAACTGAAACAACTATTGGAGATCCAACAACACAAGATGATATGTTTATAAGGTTCTCGGACCAAGAAGATATTAATGATTACGTTCCAACTGCAATTAACTCAGCTGGATCACAAAGATTACAAGATGGAACTAAAATTATAGGTTCATTAAAAGCAAAAGAATCTATTTTAGTTTGGACGGATAATGCATTGTACACTATGAAATTTATTGGTTCACCTTTTACATTTGGGTTTGAGCAAGTTGGAACTAACTGTGGATTGATTGGTAAAAATGCAGCAATAGAAATTGATGGTATGGCTTTTTGGATGTCATCAAATGGTTTCTTTATGTTTGATGGTACCGTTAAATCAATGCCTTGTTCAGTTGAAGATTATGTTTATGATCAAGCAGATACAACTAAAGGTCAACAAATTTATGCAGGGATTAATAATTTATTTACAGAAGTTGTTTGGTATTATCCATCAACAAGTTCTGAATACAATGACCAATACGTAGTCTTTAATTATGGAGAACCTATGAAAGGAGGTACTTGGTACATTGGAACAGAAGCTAGAACATCTTGGATTGATGCAACAGTTTATCCAAAACCTATTGCAACTAAATTTGATAGTACTACTACAGGAACGTTTCCAGTAATTGTTGGAGAAGATGGTTTAGGTCAAACTACTTTATTTGAACATGAAGTAGGAACCGATCAAGTAAATCCAGATGGTAGTACAACAACAGTTACCTCATTTGTAAAATCATATGATTTTGATTTACAAGCAAAACAAAAAGATGCGCAGGGTAAATCAAGTGGACCTACTATTTCAGGAGATGTATTTTTAGCTATGAGAAGATTTATACCTGACTTTAAAGATTTACAAGGAAATGCGACAGTAACACTAGCAGTTAAACGTTACCCTCAAGAATCAGATACAATAACATCTTTGAGTCCCTTTACAATTAATGCAAATACTGATAAAAAAGATACAAGAGCCAGAGGTCGGTTTGTTAATATCAAAATAGAAAATACTGATGTTAGTGAGTCTTGGCGTTTTGGTACACTTAGAATAGACATACAACCAGATGGTAAAAGATAATGGCTAAAGTAATAGTAAGACTACCAGAACCAAAAGAAGAATATGATGTCTCTAACCAAAAACAAATTAATAGAGCAATTNCTTTAATTGTAGAACAATTAAATTCNACATTTTTAAACGAACAAAAACAAGATCAAGAAAGGTTTACGTGGTTTAATGGCTAATATATATACAAAAGTAAATACAGATTTAATAACGGGTACGGAACAAAGTGTTTATACAGTTCCTAGTAATTCAAGATCTTTAGTTAAAGCTATTCATGTTTATAATGAAGGTGCAGGAGACGCAATTGTTACAGTTAAAATTACTTCAGGGGCCACAACTTATTTTTATGAAAAAAAAACCATAGCTGCGGATGCTCATTATGAATTTATTACTAGCATATTAATTTTAAATGAAAATGATGTATTAAAAATGTTATCAGATATTACAGGACCAGATGTAACAATTAGTTTATTAGAAATTAACCGAAATTAAGGAGAAAATATGGCATTTAAAGAAGAAGGATCAGTAAATTACACAATAATAAA